TCGCTTATGACCTCGCAGGCGTTCAACCAATGAGCGGTCCTACCGGACTGATCTTCGCAATGCGTGCTACTTATGACAACCAAGCAGGCGCTGAGACCTTCTACAATGAAGTCGATAGCGGTCACTCTGCAAATGGCGCAGCGCCAGTTGGCGATAACCCTGCAGTTCTTAATGACGCAGGTGGAGCTCAGACAAACTATACCGCAACTGGCGGTATGTCAACCGCAACCTCTGAAGATCTCGGTGACGGCACCGCTTTCAACGAGATGGGTCTGTCGATCGAGAAAATCTCGGTCACTGCTAAGTCCCGTGCTCTGAAGGCAGCATACTCCATCGAACTGGCACAGGATCTTCGTGCGATCCACGGTCTCGATGCTGAGGCAGAACTGGCAAACATTCTGTCTGCTGAGATTCTTGCTGAAATCAACCGCGAAGTCGTTCGTACCATCTATAAGTCTGCTAAGTCAGGCGCTCAAGATGACACTGCTAATGCTGGTCGTTTTGACATGGACGTTGACTCCAACGGTCGCTGGAGCGTTGAGAAGTTCAAGGGTCTGATGTTCCAAATCGAGCGTGATGCTAACGCAATCGCAAGAGAGACTCGTAGAGGAAAGGGCAACACCATCATGTGTTCTGCTGATGTTGCATCTGCTCTTGCTGCTGCTGGTCAACTCGATTATGCACCTGCTCTGGAAGGCAACAACCGTCTTGCAGTTGACGAAACCGGTAACACCTTCGCTGGTGTTCTGAATGGTCGCTATCGCGTCTACATTGACCCATATGCAACCCTCACCCGTACTCCTGGTGCTAACCAGTCTGCTAACAACTACTACGTAGTTGGTTATAAGGGTACTTCATCCTATGACGCAGGTCTGTTCTATTGCCCATATGTACCTCTGCAGATGGTACGTAGCGTCGGTCAGGATGACTTCCAGCCACGTATCGGGTTCAAGACTCGTTATGGCATGGTCCTCAACCCATTCGCTCGTGGTGGCGCTGTACTCAGCGACAGCGATCCTCTGGGAGCAACCAACGTTGGCAACAACGTCTACTACAGACGTGTTACCGTCGAAAACCTCATGTGATCCATTCACATATTATCAAGACCCCTTCGGGGGTCTTTTTTTATGTCACTAAATAGAAGTGTGAAGGACTCTACTCATGTCAGATTACAACCCCAATTTTCTATCACCAACTGGATTTAAACTGGATCTACCCGGATTTACTTCTGTAGATTATCAGTGTCAGGGTGTAAGTATTCCCGGTATTACAATGGGTGGTCCTATACAAGCAACCCCATACAATGATTTTCAACTGGGTGGAGATAAATTAACTTATCCTCCTCTTGTCGTTGATTTCATGATTGATGAGGAATTTGTAAACTATTCGGTTTTACATAATTGGATGGTTGGAATTACCTATCCACAAAAGTCTACCCAATGGAGAGATTTTGTGAATGAAATGATAGACAAAAAATTTGCAGATGTGTGGAATATTGATCAAGTTGATATTACACTGACTGTACTAACAAGTAATTACAACCCAGGATTTAAGATACAATATGTTGACGCCTTTCCTGTAGCACTAACTCCGGTACAATTTACTACCGAAGATAATGATATTAACTATTTGAAAGCAACGGCAACATTCCAATACATGTATTATAAAATTACAGACACGTTTGATAAACAATTAACTTTATGAACTTATATGAGCAATTTCTTAATGAATGGCGTGAAGATTCTGTTATGGGAGATGACCTATTTGATGAAGCAAGACGAATCACAATACTGCATTCAAAATGGTTAGATAAGTATTTAAGGATTCAATTGATTAAAAAAGAAAAAGAATACGAACACAACAGACTGTATCTACAAAAGTATAGTTTCTACATGGGTAGAGAGACTATTACTCCAGACGAAAAAATTATTAAAACAGAAGTTCCCATTTATATGAAAGGGGACGAAGACATAATTAGATCTCAAGCAGTCTTAGATTTATACGATAAGTTAGAAGGGACCTTAAAAGAGATTCTAAATAATATTAACAATCGTTCATTTCAAATCAAGAATGCGATTGATTGGTTAAGATATTCAAGGGGTATAGATGAGTGACGTTATTATTCGCAAAAAGAATGAAGTATATCTTCAAGTAAAGACTCCGCCACATATCACATACGAATTATCAGACCACTTCACCTTTGAAGTAGAAGGTGCAAAGTTTATGCCTGCATACAGGAATAGACACTGGGATGGTAAGATTAGATTGTTTTCTCCTGGCACTGGAGAAATTTACGCTGGACTCAGAGAGTATATTGAACAGTTTTGTCAAGAGAGAGGTTATTCAATCTCATACCTTGACAATGAATTCTTTGGTATGCCCGATGAAGAAAATGAGTTTATTTCTTATGAAGGTGTAAAATCTTTTGTAAGTAAATTTACAACATTTAAAGCACGTAAATACCAGCACGAAGCAATCTTTGAAGCACTTAAGAAAAAAAGAAAACTGATTGTATCTCCCACTGGTTCGGGTAAATCATTTATGATTTATTCAATTGTGAGATATTTGGTAGAAACTGGTCAAAAAGTTATGATCGTAGTTCCTACGACATCTCTGGTTGAGCAGATGTATAAAGACTTTATTGACTATACCTGGGATGCAGAATACTATTGTCACAAAGTTTATGCTGGGTATGAAAAAGTATCAGACAAACCAGTAACAATTACTACTTGGCAGTCTGTATATAAAATGCAGAAGAAATTTTTCGAAAATTTTACTGCAGTAATTGGTGATGAAGCACACCTATTTAAGGCAAAATCTCTTACAGATATCCTCACCAAATTACACCATGCCGAATACCGTATAGGGTTTACCGGCACCCTTGATGGAAGTAAGACGAATAAATTAGTATTAGAAGGTTTGTTTGGACCTTATAAAAAAATAACAAACACGAATGAACTAATTGAACAGGGATATCTGTCCCGACTAAAAATTAAAATTCTTTCATTAAAACATCGTCCGATTAGATTTGATAACTATCAAGAAGAAATTGATTATTTAATTACACATCCAAAACGTAATAATTTAATTAAAAACCTTGCGTTAGATCTTGGTGGTAATACATTGGTGTTATTCAACTATGTTGAACGACATGGAGAACCTCTTTATGAATTACTAAATAGTAATGTTAAAGATGGCAGGAAAGTTTTCTTCGTACATGGTGGTGTGGATGTAAAGGATCGAGAGCGCATTCGTCAAATCACTGAAGAAGAATCTAATGCTATTATTGTTGCAAGTTACGGAACTTTTTCCACAGGCATCAATATAAAAAATTTGCATAATATTATTTTTGCAAGTCCCTCAAAATCAAGAGTAAGAAATCTACAGTCAATTGGTAGAGTACTGAGAAAGGGGGATAATAAAAATACTGCAGTTCTTTACGATATTGCAGATGACACTTCTAAAGATTCTACAAATCCTAATTATACTTTAAGGCATTTGTTTGAAAGAGTTAAAATTTACAATCAAGAAAATTTTGATTATGAAATAATCAACGTTAAACTAAAGTACTAAGTATGGAAACATTTTTCGCTAACATTAAATTACAAAGTGGGGAAGAATTATTATGTGTTGTATCTGAAACAAATCTTGAACAAGATTTTATAAAAATAAAATTTCCAGTTGAAATTGAAGAAATTGAAATTCCTGGTGTTATCCACGGTCTCAAAATTAAATACTGGTTGAAAACTTCAAGACAAGAAGAGTTCTTAATTCCTGCAGATAAAATAATTTCATTTACAGAAATTCAAGGAGAAGCAATCGAGTTTTATAAAGAAAGTATTTTTAAACTTGAGGTTGGTGAGGATGAGACACCTAAGAAACGTCGTATCAGATCTCGTAAAAGTAAGACATCTGAGAACGGGCGAGTTTCTATTGATAAGGAAATGGGACTAATATCCTCTATTGATGATGCAAGAGAGTTACTTGAGAATATATTTAATCAAGACTCTCATAATAAAAAGGATTCAAAAGACCCTAAAGATCATTAAAGCCATATAGCTTGTCCCTTCAACCCTGACAGAGTTATCCTACTCGGATTCTGATGACTTGTCAAGCCCCACTATCTATGCTATGCTATGTCAAGAAGACAACATAAACAATAATGTCAAGATCAAAAGAACATTACGTAAATAACAAAGACTTCTTACATGCAATTGTTGACTATAAGAAGAAAGTAGAAAGAGCATCAAAAACTGGCGACCCCAAACCACCAGTGGGTGAGTACATTGGAGACTGTTTTTTGAAGATTGCAACTCACTTATCTTACAAACCAAATTTTGTCAACTACATGTTTAAGGATGACATGATTGGAGATGGCATTGAAAACTGCATTACATATGTAGATAATTTTGATCCAGCAAAGTCAACAAATCCTTTTGCATATTTTACTCAAATTGTTTACTTTGCTTTCCTGCGTAGGATACAGAAAGAGAAAAAGCAAGTAGACATTAAAAATAGAATGATTGAAAAGTCTGGATACAGTGAAGTATTTACTGGAGATGAATATGGGTGTGATGCATATTACGAAGGCATTAAGAATTCTTTAGAGCAAAGGATGCGTTATTGATGAAGGTTGCGATTATAACTGACCAGCACTTCGGCATGAGGAAGGGCAGTCAGATTTTTCATGACTACATGAAAAAATTTTACGATGAAGTATTCTTTCCAAGTTTAGATAAAAATAAAATCTCTGTAGTGCTTGATCTTGGAGATACCTTTGATAATCGTAAGTCAATTGATTTTTGGTCACTGGATTGGGCAAAGGAGAATTACTACAGCAAACTTGCTGAGAGGGGAATTACTGTGTATACTGTTGTGGGGAACCATACCTCATACTATAAGAACACACTGGACCTCAATGCAGTTAATCTTCTTCTGAGTGAGTATCCAAACATTGTTCAGATTACTAAACCAACGACAATCATGATTGGTAAATTACCGATCTGTTTTATTCCTTGGATCTGTATCGATAATGAGACGGAGACATTTGAAGAGATTGCCAATACCAAAGCAACAGTTGCAATGGGTCATCTTGAGTTGTCTGGATTTGAAGCACACGTTGGTTACATGATGGAGCATGGCATGAGTCGTGAGGTGTTCTCCAAGTTTAAGAAAGTGTTCTCTGGTCACTTCCATCATAGATCAAACTCTGATAACATTTATTACCTGGGCAATCCCTATCAAATGTATTGGAATGATTATGGAGATGTTAGAGGATATCATTTATTTGACACTGAAACGTTAAAACTTACGTTTAAGAAAAATCCATTTACGATGTTCAGTAAAATTTTCTATAATGATACTGTTGAAGATCCAGATGATATAGATACTAATCATTATGAAAATCAATTTGTAAAATTAATTGTTGAAAAACGAAATAATTATTACAAATATGATAATCTAATCGAACGTCTTTATCAATCAAATCTTCATGACATCAAGATTATTGACAACACCCAAGAAGAAATTAATCCCTCGGGTGACATTGAAGTTGAAGGAACTCTTTCTTTTCTTGAAAGGTATGTAGAAGAACTTGATTACGAAGATAAAGACACTTTAAAATCTATTATCGGGTCAATATATTCGGAATCATTGCAGATAGAATAATGTATATTTTAACGTTAAAGGGAAAAGAAAGTGAAGGAGCATATGCTCCTGCTTTTGGTAGCGAGCATATTTTGTATTTGTTTGAGGAACATGAAGATGCAGAAAGGCATTGTGGTCTTTTAGCAGCAGATGACTATCCTGATCTTGTCCCTACAGAAGTTGATGGCGAATCTGCAATATCTACATGTGAAGAGAATGGATACACCTATTGCATAATAACATCTAACGACATTATCATTCCACCAGAAACCGATGATTGAATTTAAAACTATTAAATGGAAGAACTTTCTCAGCACGGGGAATAATTTTACTAAAGTGCAATTAAATGAGTATAATAAAACTTTAATTGTTGGTGAAAATGGTGCTGGAAAATCTACCATTCTTGATGCTTTGTGTTTTGGTTTGTTCAACAAACCATTTAGAAAGATTAACAAACCTCAATTAGTAAACACTATTAATAATACTGACTGTGTTGTAGAAATTGAATTTGATATTGGTAAGGTTAGTTGGAAAGTTTGTAGAGGAATGAGACCTAATATATTTGAACTCTACAAAAATGGCAAATCTTTGGATCAAAGTGCATCTGCTGCAGACCAACAAAAATGGTTTGAGCAGAATGTTCTTAAATTGAACTATAAGTCATTCACTCAAATTGTGGTGCTTGGATCTTCTACCTTTGTTCCTTTTATGCAACTACCTGCAGCAGGTCGCAGGGAAGTCATTGAAGACATTTTGGACATTCGTATTTTTTCTACAATGAATTCTCTTTTAAAAGATAGAGTGAAAGAGAATAAAGAAAATATGTCTCAAGCAGAATATTCTT